GGGATGCGTGGTGTAAGTAAATATTTCGGGGGTAAAAAATAATGTCATTATACGATAATATTAACAGTAAGCGTAAACGCATAAAAGCTGGTAGTGGCGAAAAAATGCGTAAAAAAGGCGCTAAGGGTGCGCCCACTAACAAGGCATTTAAAGAAGCGGCAAAGACTGCAAAGAAAAAGCCAACTAAACGCAAAACCAAAAAGGCATAATCATGACAGAAGCAATGAAAAAACTTCAAGATAGAATTGGAGTTGGGGCAGACGGACATTTCGGCAAAAATACTGCTAAGGCGATTGCCCAGCACTTCGAGCTATCAAATGAGAGAGCCGCCCATCTAATGGGTCAGGCGAGCCACGAAAGCGGTCACTGGCGGCATACCAGAGAAAATCTGAACTACAGTGCCGAAAGTATGATGCGCGTATGGCCTAGCCGTTTTCCTGATCTGGCGTCCTGCGAGGGATATTCTCGAAACCCAACAGCGTTAGCTAACAAAGTTTATGGTGGTCGCATGGGCAACAATACTGAAAATGATGGCGCTTTATTTTCTGGAAAAGGTTATCTTATGATCACAGGGAAAAATAATTACAGGGCATTCAGCTCCGACATGGGTTTACCTGAGATTATGACAGACCCAGATCTGGTGGCTACAGATTACGCATTTGATACGGCAATGTGGTTCTTTAATAAAAACAAGTTATTTGACATTGCAGACGATGGCGTAAACGATGAGACAATTTTAAAAATCACTCGTCGAGTAAATGGTGGCACTCATGGCCTTACGGACAGAACAGGCGAAACAAACAAAATCTATGAGTGGCTCAACGCATAACAATAAAATCGGTAGAGCTGGTGAATTTCTAGCTCTATCGAGATTATCATTCGCTGGCATTTCCTGCATCTTAGTCCAACATGAGATTGACGATGCATACTTGAAGACGCCAAGCGGTAAATTACTGACTTTACAGGTCAAAACAGCCAGCAAGAAAACAGGAAATGCGAGGCAGTATAGGTGGAACACACAGCCTCTTGGCAATAATAAAAAATCCGATGTGTATGCTCTGGTGGCGTATGACATCAAGAAAATTTACTGGGCTAGAGGTGACGATCCCATAATAAAGAAAACGTCAACACGTTTGTATCCAGATCAGTTTGTAGATGAAGAAAAATTATTAAATCAAGTAATAAACAGCTTCATAGATTAAATAAACTTCTTGATGATTTGCGCTGTTAGATTTATTTAGACGTGTGGGTAGTATCGGGCATGAAACTACCCACACGATATATTTATTTTAGCTTGAAGTAAACGTAACGCAGAGACTTAGCGCCAGCGTTGCCAATAATTGGCGTTGTTTTCTCGTAAGCACGATCAACTAATTTTTGACGATACATAACATTAAGCGTCCACGCCACATCAGATACACCAATAGAACTGCTTAACGCTATCATAGTGGTCGTGTATCTTTTATAACTTTTCATATGCTTTAGTATAGCGTCATACTTCTTTTTCGGTATAGGTTTAATCTTGCGAAGATCGCTATCGGTAATAAAATTTTTGTGTGAAGGCTTGTTTACTGTAATCTGGCGCGGCCTCTCAAAAGTTTTATTTATTTTATTTCTGAGGCCACGCCTGATTTGCTCTTGCTCAAAATTGTATAACAAGTGGGAATACATGATCTCATATTTAAATGTAGGCTCATCCCTCATTGCTTGGGCGACTTGTTCTTTCGTCGCATAAGCGAAAGCTGGCGTTCTACATTCTCCAGCAGGGCTTGTTGTTCTTTCATCATAAACAGGTAAAAGCCCTTGTTCCTCTTTTCCTTGCCCATCAGATCTTCCTGCACCATTAGATTTAATTTTATTAATCGCATTATCGCTTTGTGACATTGTACTGGTGTCATTTGTATTCTCCTCATTCATCATTTTCACGCCTAACAAATTTTCCTTGATCATCCAGCGCTGGGATTAGCCTGTTAGGTTTTTCTGGCATCTCTGGAAGTATTAAACCAGTGCCAGCGCAGTTTGTGCAATCAGCTTTTTCATACAGGTAAGTTTCATGAAAGATATTATAATCTTTTTCAAATAGCGTTTCGCCTGCGCCATCACATTCTGGGCATGGGTAATATTTACTTGCCATTGGATAATCCCTTCGGTCTGAGTTTTGGTACAATAAATGACGAGCTGATGTAGCTTGTCTCGATGCACTGAGCCATGCTGTCCATTTTTTCATATGGCTTGTAGACTGCTGGCAATGCGTCGCCACACTCACGCGCACTGCGATACAGCGTAGTATCCTGTAGCTCCACGCCGCCAATGACATATGTGAGGACGAGCGTTGTGTAGAATGTCATACTATTTCCCTCGTTTTAACAAATAAATAATCGTTCTTTTTGTTATGCAAATTAAAAGATTTTAATGTTTCATATTTAATATCTTTTAAATCTGTATTTAGCTGTAAACCAAATTCACTCAAATATGATTTAAGATCGCTTAATGATTTTTTACCAAAGTTTGGAAAATTTAAGAAAAATTTATCAGATCTTAATATTACATCATAAAAATATATAGGGTTACGAATGCTTTTATTTCTTTCTGGTTTGCTATATGAAAATAAACTATTACCAACCATATAATTTAAGCATCCCCAAACGCGATTTGGGAAAAAACCTTGCTCAATCGTGCTAAATAATAATTTATATAAATATGGATCTGAGCTTTCAAGATTATGAAATAAAAATATTTTAAGGCTTAATTCATCTAAATTATTAATTGCAGATATAGTTTCAATGCGATCTGTGTAAACTTTATTTTCAATTACTAATTCGTTTAATCGATTATTTAATTCACTTAATAAATTGCCCTTATCAACTGTTGGCTCAAACGATGGTACAAATGGTGTTTTTGTTGGGCAAATTGTCTCTATAACTTCACCTAATGCTTCCCTGACACTGGCAACATAAACTGGATCAAACCTATCAATAGTAATGTAAGTACAAACGTACTTACAACCACCATCTAATTTATCTTTATAATTTGGTATAATTTTTGCATACACCTCATCTGCTGGTTCTAACCAATCCAGATGCTCAAAATCTGCTAAAAGTTTTTTAGGCAGAAACACTTGGTCATGCTCATCTTTGGTAAAAGCAAAACCAAAGCCATGCTCGTGTATTGATTTAATAATTAATGTTTGCATTTTATTCTCTTTCTTCAGTTAATATTTGTGTTCTAAAAAATCCTTGATATTGAGGATGCTCATGCATAAAAAAACGTGCATAATATGGCGTATAGTTATTACTCATTTTAAACTCTTCGCCATTTGTTTCAATATCGGTGTGCCACCTAATGCGCTCAAAGATTGCTTTACTGCTATACTGGTCATGGCCTCTCTCAATTACCTCAAAAGTAAAGCGCTTGAATAGCTCATAAATGGTGGGGTTTTCGTGGTGGAAAATCCACCACTTGCGCTTGATGTCCTCTGACATCACTTCACCCCCCTTTTAGATACAATTTTGACGTCATTAAAATACCTTCTGGCATCATGTGGATGTTGCCAAGAGATCATATTTTTTAACCACTCTTTGGTTTCGTGAAATGTGGGTTGGCCTTCACTGTCGCCATACATATCTTGTCCAACCTTAATTGTAATTTCAAATTTAAAAGTTTCCATAGTCATCTCCCCAACTCACTTGCAGTAACTGTTTTTAAAAGTTTATATGTTGCGCCGTAGATGTGCAGAGGCTTCTTTGTGTATTTGCAAAAGTCCTCTGCTTGTTTAATTGCATTTTCCTTTAATTTAAAGTGTCGCTCCCAACCAGCAGGCCAGTAAGCATCAACACCCAGATCATCTACTTCTGAAACAATCCATGTTCTCTTATTCATCCAAACCACAATTGAGTTAGTAATTAAGTGGTCGTCCATTCCATCACCTATTTGCATTTTATTCTCCTAAGTTTGCGTTAATAATTGTATCCAGAAAAACTATAATCTCTGGAAGGTGAATGCAGGCTAGGGCAAATAATGCCATAGCCACTCCATCTTTGATCATTGTGATGTTCATGATCTTGCTTTCTTTTCTGCGGCTAAAGTATCCATTGCCGCCATTATAACTTGCAATGGAGTGAACTTGCCTTCTAAAAAATAAAAGCATCTAGTGAACGTAGTGTTATGCTCATTAGTAACTTGGTGTGGCGTAACGCTCACGTTCAAGCCGCCAAACAAGCGCCCCATTTCAACAGCCTCATGATACTGAGCCATACGGCGATCAATAAGATCCATCACAGTTTTTGTAACCTCAGCCTGCTTTGCAGTGATGCGCTCAGTCTTAGGTGCTGGCTTAACTACATCAAGCAGTTTAAGCAAAACGCGAAGCTCAACTAGCTCCTGCAAATCTTTATGAAAAGATGCATCAAATAATCTTTTATGCTTTTCACGGATCAAATGTAAATCAAATGGAATTGAGAAAAAATCTTCGCGTGATAAATTTTCACGTCCAAAGCTAAAGTTTTTTTCTGTAATAACTTCATAAGCGCGATTTAATAAACTTAGTGCGTCTTTCTTGTGAGACTTAGCCGCAAAAGTTTGATCATCTTGAATACAGCTTAGTGCAAGTGTGATATAATCTTGAGCTGTTCTTGTTTTGTAAGTAGTCATTTTGTATTCTCCATTTGTGTTTGTGTTTATTCACTCAATATAACAGGTATTCAGATGCGGTCAAGCGGAAAATATATCTTTTATATATCATTATGTTGTTGACGCCATCTGAATAACTGCTATTATACTTGTATAAACACAAACTTAATGGAGAGTACAAAATGTATACACAAGAAATTTATGATGAAAAAACATTATTAAAGTTTTCTGATTGGGCTTTGGAAAGTGGAGTGCAAAAAAGAATTGATGAAGCAACTGAACTTTTAGCTCTCTGGATTAAAACTCGTAACAAAGAATTAGATAGAGGTGGTTATTTAAATAATGCAATTATTCTTGCAGACATAGCTTTGAGGGATAGGGTAAAAGAATTGACTAAGCATCTA